TTTACAAGTGATGCTCTACATAAGAACAATGTGTTTGGTAGTAACATGGCATCATACAAATACCTAAATGATAATATTGATGTGTTAAATTGCTTCAAAAATAAATATACACTAAATAAAGAGATACATGGAAGAAATATTTACAAATGTGTATGAAACATGTTTCTGGGGCAATAATAAGAATTCAAACTATAAAGGTTCATCTGGAGAAGGTAGTGATATATCATACAATGAAGAGTATATCGCATTCTTAAAAAAATGGATTAATGATAATAGTATTAAAAGTGTTGTTGATTTAGGTTGTGGTGATTTTAAATGTGGTAAATTAATTTATGATGATTTAGATGTATCATATACAGGTTATGATGCTTATAATAAATTGATTGAATACCATCAAGAAAATATTCAAGATACAAAATATGAATTTATTCATAAAGATATATTTCAAGATAGGGAACAACTTAAAAGTGCTGATGTTTGTATTCTAAAAGATGTATTACAACACTGGAAAACGGAAGATATTTATACTTTCCTAGATTACATCGTTCAAAGCAAGAAATACGAATATATATTGATTTGTAATTGTTGTAAACAGGTAATGGATGATCAAACACTTAATACAACTGGACATTGGAGACAATTAAGTTGTGAAATGTTACCATTAAAAAAATATAACCCTGTAAAATTATTTACATTTAAAGCGAAACAAATATGTTTGATAAAATCATAAATGAAATACCTAGAATTCCTAGCACAACGAACTAATACATTTAAACAGACAATGGATTGGATACACGATAACATTGATAATACAAAGACATTCAATATAGTTGAATTGGGAACATCAAGATCCTTTAAGTCGTGGGGAATATCAAGCGATACAAGGGACTGGCATCCTGATGATCCTTCTAAATGGGCGTGGAGCGATGGTTTTTTTACAAGATTATTCGCAGATAATATGGAAGGATACAATTACAGGATATATAGTATTGACCCATGTGATCAGGCGGTAAGTGTATGTAAAGTAGTATGTGGTCATATTCCTGAAGTAAGTATACATCAAATGACATCCACTGAGTTCCTATCTAACTTTAATGAGAAGATAGATCTATTGTATATGGATCATTTGGAATCTGGTAAGGAAGCATGTAATGTTCATTTACAAGATGCTAAATTGGTAATTGAAAAGGATTTAATGAATGATAAGTCATTGATATTGATTGATGATACACCTGTAACCAATACATTGAATAATTCAAAAGGTCATTTAAGCATACCATATTTACTATCTCAAGGGTATCAGCGTGTAATTCACGAATACCAATTGTTATTGAAGAAAGAATAAAATATATGTAAATGTAAATGCCAAAGAAAGCAAAGGGTCCCCAGATATTCAAAGTGCGCGATCCTCCACCAGATAGTAAGTTTGATGATATCCACGAGAATTTACCACAGATGCCTTCATTAACACTTGTAATAGGAAGCGTCAGATCTGGTAAGTCAAATCTCCTTACGAATTTTTTTTGTAATCCTGAAATGTATAAGGATAAGTTTGACACTGTGAGGATAGTCTCAACAACATTACATACAGATCATAAAGGTAAGATTTTATCAAAGTATTTTGATTGTAGTGATGAGTATAATGATCAAATCATTGAAGATATAAAGAAGACACAGAGTGAATATGAAGATGAACTTCGCCCGACGTATGCTCTTGTACTAGATGATGTCCTTACGCAAGATTTCAGCAAAAGTAACGCTGTCTCATTTTTTGCGACGCGATTTCGCCACTACATTGACATGTATGTAATTGCTACGCAGTCTTTCCGTGCTGTGAGCGGTCTTATCCGTAACAATGCTACGAATGTTATCGTATGCCGTTTACAGAATATGAAGGAAAGAGAGAAGGTTGCTGAAGAGTATGGACCGATGGCAGGCGGGGAAGATAACTTCAATCAATTGTATGATCAGATACATAGTAAACCATATCAGTATATGGTTATTGATCTTCAATCAAATCCCGCCAGAGTGTTACGAAACTTTGAAGAAGTATTGTGGCAAGGGAAACGCGAAGATTAAATTAATAAAATTATCATATGAAATAAAATAACTATTAATACAAAAATGGATTTATATAGTGGTGATACTCAAGCGATACAACTGGGAGCGTCCCGCAGAAGGGAAGTCAGTGATTTAAATGAGCGCATAAAACAACACAATAATGATCTTGCTGATCAGTTATCAAGTTTACAGAGTGGTATTAAAACACAAGCGACTATACAGCAGGGTATCCAGACAGCACAGGGTCTATGGGGTGGATCAGGAATGCCTGATAAATTAAAGGCATATCAAGATTGGAGAGCAGGTAAGACTGGTGGAACTAATCCAACATCGGGTGCTACCAGAACCCAGACTGGCGCTACTGCTGGAGAAGATTTAACTGACTCAAACCAAGCAAAGGGATTGTTCGGTAAAGGTGTAAAGACTGGTGGAGGCGTTGAGACTATTGATACAAGTAATATTGAAGTAACTGCCAAAGATTATGACAGAGCAGGGAATGAAGTAACTCAAGGAGAAAGTCTTGCTGAAACTGATAATAGTCTTGGTGGAACACTTAAATCTGGTATATCAAGAGTAACAGGTGTAAGTAAAGGGGCACTAGAAGAGGGATTAGAGACCGCTGGTAAGGGAGTTACTGGCATTGGAGCAGCAGGTATAATCGGTGAAGATTTATATAGTGATTTCAAGAAAGGAGGTTGGGCATCTATGAACACTGGTGAAAAGATAGGTAATGTATTACAGATTGGTGGTGCTGTAAGTGATATAGTTGGTATGGCATTCCCACCTGCTAAATTACTGGGTGGTGTATTAGATGTCGCGGCAGGAGTAACTGATATAGCAAGTGAACAGGTTGCTGAAGGGACCAAAGAAAAAGAAGCAGCAACTACTGAGCAATCTCAGTTAGAACAAGGTGTAGGACAAGCAGAAGTTCAAACGCAAGTAACTGGACGCACGCAATAATTTTTTTTTTCTTTATGTTAATTTTAATATTGTTAAATCTAAAATGAGTTTATATTGGAGAGCAGATGACAATGTTAGAGTTGGTGAAACTAAAATATCAATTCCATCAGAAAATGGACTTGAATATACCCCAGGACAGAAGATCCAGATGTATGTAGATGCTGGAACTAAATTCATGGACGGACGGGAAACCTACCTTCAGGCGGATTTCAAAATATCATTACCAAGTGGTGCTACGCCTACTCGTCTTCAGTTAGATAAAGTTGGTGGATCCCTGTTAATCAAGAATATCCGTATCTATGACGGAACTAGGGGCAATTTACTTGAAGAAGTATCATCATATGATACCTATGTAAGTGTTAAGTATGATTATGATAAAGATAAGAATTTAGAGAACTGGCGCGCGCTTCGTGAAGGATCTGCTGTTCATCAACCTGGCAATCGTGGAACACGAGGGACTTCCCAAACATCAATGGCAAATACACTAACTAATCCTTATTTCAAGAGGACTTCTGGGGATCAGGATACTGCTTTCAGTAATACTGATTTTGTTACCTGTAAGTTGAACCTTCCTATTCATACGGGTATTTTTGCTAATAGTGAAACAATCTTTCCTCTTATGTTGACACAGGGATTGTATATTGAAATTGACCTTAATGATGCTCCAAGTGTCTTGAAGCAGTTAGATAGTGTGAACAGAGGCACTAGAACCAGACTAAATCCTTATTTCCACTCACTCAATGGTTCATCTACTGCTAATGACTGGGCAAATGGTTCATCAAGCGACACCTTCTATGTATCCACTCAAAATAGCAATGTAAATGTGGATCAGTTCCCATTTGTGGTTGGAGAAACATTCAACTTCTGTCTTGATGATAATAATGGTTCAACTACTAATCTTTCAACTGGTGGTGCCACTGTGAGTGGAACGATTAGTGAAATCAACTTATCATCTGCTGCGAACGGAGGAAACGGATTAATTGAAATTAAGACTACTGCTGCTCTTACAAATGATGGACAGAACATTTCAACTGAAGAATATGTTATGTATTCTACTGCTGTTGAAGGTAAGAGTTCATATGATGCTTCATACACTTTATCCAATGTAAACCTTATTGTATCGCAAGTTCATTTAGATCCAGGATATGAGCAGGGTATGATGAATAAAGTACGTGAAGGCAGAGCAATTGAATTTGATATCATGTCACTAACTAACTACAAGCATAGTATTCTTTCAACTGATCGTCAAGTAACATTCCAGATCTTCGCCAATAATTCAAGGGCAAAGTCGTTGCTTGTTGTCCCAACGGACTCGTCAGTCTACAACTCCGCTGAACGTATCAGTGGTAATGGTGGATATGTTATCAAAGGCACAGCACCTGACAATTCCAGTCAAGCAACTAAGGATTCACAGGATGGATCTATTGTAAGTAATCGTGGTGGATATACTGGTATCAGCGACAGACTCTCAAGTATTCAATATACTATGAATGGGCGACGTGTCCCATCAAGGGAAATATCTGTAAAGAAGATTGCTACCAAGAAATCTATTGATAGTTTCCATTTATATGAACTTGAGAAGTGTTTGGACAACGCGGGAATCACTCCAAAATCATTCAGTGCTTTCCAAGATAATTTCTGTTTCGGTAGAGGTTTCGGTGTCTTGAATGGTGCTGCTGACCTTCGTGGAACCGACCTTGCTGTAATTCTGAAATACAATGAGACTGATGCTCCTACGAAGGGTAAGTTATTCAACTCCTACGTATTCCACCTGCGTCGTCTAATGATTAGAGAGGGTGGAGTAGATGTTCAGTTTTAAAGAGTTTTTTTATTAATTTAATATTTATGAATCTTATATAAATACATTATAAATGTCCACGTCAAGATATATAGAGATTCGCCCTGATAACATCCCTGCCGATGGTATTATTTCATTCAAGAATGGTTTCCCCGTTCTTTCGTTTACCATATCTGCCCAAGAAGGTTTACTAGATCCGCGAAGTGTCCGTATTGTAGGCGACTTCAAAGTATTCAAGGATAACCTTACTAATCCAACACCAGTTCGTGCTGGTGATAACCTTACAATGAACAATCGCCTTGGTATCTACAACATTATTGATAGTCTTACTATCCGTTCACACAAGTCTGCTTTGATCTGTGAAAATATTCGTCACTATGCCAAATTCATGAACTCTTACCTCGCGCTGACATCTTCTCTTCAAGATCAAATGGGACACCTCCAAGAAACCTGCCTAATTTACCCAAATGCTGAAGCATTCCGTAAGAATGTTATGGAGTCTCCCGCAAACGCAAGTAAATCTAATTCATTTTCATTTCACGTCCCTTGTGGTTTCCTCCAGTCTGGGCAAATGGTAAATCTTCGTCAAGATGCCTTTGGTGGAGTTCAGTTAGAATTCTTACTTCAACCCGATGTAAATGTATTGTATGCTACCAATGGATCTTCATTAAATGTAGAAGATGCCCATTACCAGTTATCCAATCTAAAACTTACATGTGAAGTATTGGATATTCCTGCTGGATCTCCTCCTGAAGCATCTGGTGTATACGAATTCAATACGATTACTTCATTGTATACATCTATTAATTCAACTAATGCGCAACTCCAATACAATCTTGCGCTCCGTAATGTTCTATCGGCATTTATGACATTCTGTCCTGTATCGCATATTAATACCATTACTGCGGATAGCACACCAACTACATATCCTCAAGGTAAGACAAGTGTAACGGATATTGCTGAAATCAAACGTGTTCAGTTCCTCAAGGGTGGTTCTAAATACCCTGCTGACTTTGATTTTGTAAATAACTTTGTTACTGATGCGAATGTAACTCTACCTGATCCCCAGATTGTAAAGGGTTTATATGATGCTATTGTTCCTGAAGGTTCTATGGGCAAGTATTCTATATCACCAGTGAATATGAACAGAAACTACAATATGACTACTGCTGCGACTGAAACATCATATTCTAACATCGCGGAAGGTGGATCTGTTATGGCACTCGGTGTCCGCTATGGTATTGGTGGAGCAGGCGAAGACTTTACTACGGAGCAGTTTGGTGTATCCATTGACAGCGAGAAACTCCTAGATAGTCCTACTGGTGTATTCATCTTTATTAAGGCGAAGGCGCAATTGGTATACTCGCCGAATGGTGTACAATTAATTCAATGAGGTGTTGAACCCCAAATATTTAAAAAGAAATCACTATAATATAATATGTAATGGAAGTCAAAGGTTTTCCTAATTATATTATATTTAAGAATGGTCGTGTATTGAATAAACACGGCAAAGAATTAAAACAAGTCCTTGGAACAAATGGATATTACAAAGTTTGTTTGAGAAATAATCCAAAACAAGTAGATAAATCAATACACAGATTGTTAGCAGAACACTACATTCCAAATCCAAATAATTATCCTTTTGTAGACCATAAAGACCGAAATAAATTAAATAATGATCTATCTAATTTAAGATGGGTAACGTGTCTTGAAAATCAACAAAACACAGGGAAATATAAAACCAATAAAAGCGGTCATAAGAATATATCTTATCGCAAGGAACGTGATACTTGGATTTATAATTATCGTGTGATGGGTAAGATTATATACAAAAGAACTTTTAAAAATAAGATAGATTGTCTGTGTTATAAATTCATTTGTTTATTACGTAGAAATATACGATAATTTTTTCAATAATTTTATTTTCTAATGTTATTAACAATTTTTATCCTACATATGATAATTTTATTATGTCAAGTTATCATAAACATGGACGTAGATAGTGGAAGCGTAACACCAACTAATGATACTATTCCTAACTTTATTAAATTAGATCAAATCCCTGTGAACTACATTCAGCAGGTTGAAACAGATTTACTTGAACCAGTCGTATTTAATCAGGGTGCTGGAACTACGGATGGATTCACAAGATTTACATTACAGAACAAAGGATTTCTTCACTCGCACTCAAAGTTGTTTCTTTCATTACAACCAGCATCTGCTGTTAGTGATGGATTCCTTCCACCACATGTAGGTATCGGGCAAGTTATTAAGAAAGCAATATTCAAAGTGGGTAATAAGGTATTGAATGAGTTAGATGAATGGGCAGGTTTATTTGCTATTAAATCATCTTTAATTACCAATGAAGTTCAATTGGAACGTGAACAATATACAACTGGACGTGTATTTAATAAAGCATTCGCATACAATGATGGATCTAATGTAAATGCTTCTTGTGTAGTCCTTGACAATGGTATGGAACCTGATGCTGCTAATGATATTGAAACTCCTAACTGGGCGAAGTTTACTCATGTATCCGAGAACGATTGTCCTACATACCAGTTAGATTTAAGTGATCTATTTCCTTTCCTAAAGGTTAATCAACTCCCATTATACATGATGGACGAAGCAATTAATATTGAACTTACTTTCCAACCTACCAAGTATTTCCGTCTTCAGGTGGCAGCGGGACAGACGGCAGATATTGAAATGAACATTATTCGTAATGATCTTAAGTTTTGTGCTGATTATATCTTCTACGGAGCAACGGATCAAATGGAACGCTACAAGCAGGCAAATCAAGATATGTCATTTACTTTCGTTGATTATCGTGTAGTAGAACACACTACTAATGCTACCGCTCTTGGACAAGGTATTATTCAAAATCTTGGTATGGCAAATCGTCAAGTTCCAAGAATCCTTGTAACATTCCCTGTTGATCCAAATACTTACAAGGAAGAGACTATACTCGGTCAATATGTATCCCGTTGCCCTGAAATTAATGCTTCTGGCAATAAAACACAGAATACTGAATACAACATACGCTACAATGATCGCTATGAATTTACGAGTGATATTGATAATAATGCTCGCCTTATGTCAACCTTTACGGAAAGTGAAGGCGTTCCATACATTTCAAGAACTGATTTCAGTGATGAAGGTGTCTTTGGTAAATACAGCGATGTATATAAATACAATGGGCGTCTTTTAGGAAATGCGCCTTCTGATGGCGCTGGTGGATCTGTTCAAGGACACTTCTTCAACCTTGGAACTAAACTAACTAATGGTCGTGTAGGTCAACGAGGGATTGAACTTCACATCAAAGGTGGTTGGTCTACGACTGTTCCAGTCAATAAACTCCGTGTCTACTGCGAATACATGCGTATCGCTAGACTTACAAATGGTATGATGGAAATTTTTAATGCGTAAATCATTTAAGAATAATAATCTAGTATTATGTAAATATGGATAAGATTAATACCGATAACCTTTCTAAATTAATACAGGCATATCGCCCAAATCTAAAAGATAATTCATTGAAGCAATATGCCTTTCATTTGACTAAATTGAAATCATTGTTTGAGGATAATAATTTCAACTTTCTAAACAATCCTGACAAAGTTATGGATAAAATAAAAAACAATGCGTATACTTCCAAACGCAATACATTGAACTCAATAATTATCATTTTGAGAGCAGTTGAAGAAAAGGATACATTAATAGACCAGTACGTCTCAAAGCGTGATGAATTTAACCAGCAGTATGCTGATGAACAAGTAAATGGTGTCATATCAGATAAACAAAAGGATAATTTTATTAGTGTTGATGAATTTACAAATATGTTGAAGCAAATGGATTGTGATATCAAGCACAATAAATTGAAAAAAAAAGGTGCTGATAAATTATCCTCCACAGAACGTGAACTACTAATGGTCTATACAATGTTCAGTATATTGATTGAATATCCTACTCGCAATGATATGGCTGGTATGATGTATATTAATAAATCAATGTATAACAAGTTAACTGAACAAGATAAAAAGGATCATAATTATATTGTCACAGACCGCAGCAGTCTTACTATGATATTAAATCAATACAAGACTTCTGCGAAGTATGGAGAGAAGAAGATTCCAATATCTAAACCAGTTGAGAAGATCATACGAATGTACATAAGATCAACAGGTATTAATGTAGGAGATACTTTATTTGTGAAGCGTAATGGAGAACCACTAAGCCGTAATGGTCTGTCAAAAGTATTAATAATGATGTCGCAGAAGTATATAAAAAAAAGTATATCTACTACTATGATTAGGAAGATTGTCGTAAGTCATAAGTTCTCTAAACTAAAGGAAGAACAGAAGGATATGGCATATGTAATGTGTCACGATGTTAATACTCAAAATGCTGTTTATGTGAAGTCTACTAATTAACACCCTTGCGTTCTGGTTTACCCGCCACAAGAGCCGCATGCGCCATACCAGAATTAATCTTGCGCGCTCCAATCAGTTCCTTTGCCTGCGCCTTTGTGATGCGGTAACCTTTCTTGTGGTCAAACCTGTTACCATCCTTGCCGAATGAACAAGACATCC